AGACACGCGGACAGCGATTGGTCATGCCATTTTCTCTGCTCTTAAAACAGTTGAGAAAGATGGGAAGACAGTGGTGATTCGCTTTTTCAAAATGATGATTTCGGGAATAGCTTTCACAGCAGTTGGCAACAGTTATATCAATGCCATTTTGCAGCGTGTGTTGTTTTACGACATTATGGTGCGAGTTGGTTATTCTCTGACTGAAGCCAGAAATCTTCATTATGAAAAAGTGCGTCAAAAGTTCTTTGGTGACGATCACATCATCAAAGCCGCAGTCATGTTGTTGAAACATTACAACATGAGGTCGATTCAGGAGTCGATGTTCCGAAACTTCGGAATGATCTACACGTCCGCCACGAAGAGTGCAGAAGTTGAAGAAACGGGTACGCTCGAGGAGATGACTTACCTCAAAAGACGGTTCGTGAGAGACGGAATTTTCGTTCGCGCCCCACTCCAATGGGATGTTGTCACGGATATCCTTTCGTGGCAAAAGAAAAAGACAAACCCGCAGGAAGCAATTCTTGATGCAGTGAGAGCGATTCAGATTGAGCTGTTGCATTACGGTCAGGAGTTTTTTCAAGCCGAAACGAAGAAGCTGAAAAAGATTTGCATGGGAGTGCGAGTCTTCTGGGTTCCCGAAACATACATCTCGCTCGAAAGCAAAATGGGAGGATATATCCATGCTTGGAAATTGTCCTCGCCAAAAGATGTGATGTTAAGTCTGTTCGAAGACGCAGTCGCCCGAGAGTCACACCACGTCCTTGCAGTCGAGAAGGATTGCTTGGGTAATCCCGTGGGTGTACTCTGGTGTCCCTACCACACACCACGCGACCCGAAGAAAGTCCAAGGCGGCATTCAACTGCCTCACCACATCTGTGATGAGTGCAAGAGGTGTTGTCTTCACAAGTTTGACGCCGGAAACAAACGGAAATGCATTGAGTGCATTGGACATCAAGACGTTCCGGAAGGGTACTTCCATGACTTAGACCCAACGAGTTGTGCGACGTGCCTGAAACACCACGTGACAGTTCCCATCGAGATGAGCAAACCCAGCGACTCTCCCGTAAGGCATCACGAGGTTGAGGGGAGCGGTTCTTCAACCGCTAGCATGAGCGAGCGCCCCGACGAAAGTCAAAAGGCTGCTGGGTACACCGTCCAGGAGAATAGTGTCGCTCCGCACGGTTTGACAGATACTGCGAAAACAATTTCAAACAAAACAATTTCCCCAAAACTGACAAAGATTTCGAAAACTTATAGTTTTCTTGAACAGTACGACAATGGATTGGAGGTGCTCTCTAGCCCCTCACCGACAGGACAGTTTGAAGAAGTGATGCCGAAAAGACGAATGCCTCGAAAGCTGAAGCTTAACACTAACTGGAATGCACC